AAAAAAGGAAATATTGTTGAAGACATAGGAAAAGTTGCGGCCTTGACTCCAGCTGGACTTATAAGAAAAAATGTTTTCAAACAAGGATCTAAATTTATTAAAGATTTATTTAAGAAATCAGACAAAAAACCAAAAGTAAATAAAGTAAAACAGCCTAAAAAACTAAGCGTCACATCAACAAAGACTACCGGTGGTGGACAGGGAAGTGGCAGATTTATTACTCAAAGAAAAAATAGACCTACCGGAACACAACTTACAAGAACAAGAAATACACAGTTAAAAAAGCCTAGTAGAGAGTTGGTAAAAAAGCCAAACGTATCAAGGATTCAAAATCAAAAGGGTCCTCAGCAATTGGCAAATAGGGCTGTTGTTACTACTGGGTTAAGTGAATTGATAAAACCAAAGAAGTCAATTGCTAAAACACCTAAAGTTGAATTACCTAAAAAAAGACCAAATATAATAAAACCTAAGAAATCACCTGTTCCTGAAGTTAAAAAAGAAAAATTAAAAAAGATAGGACCAGCTAAAGATTATACAGGTCAATTTATTAATAAAAAAGGAGACGTTGCATACGAATCCGTGGGTGACTTTATAGGGTATTTAACAGGCAAGCAAAGAAAAAGAGCTAAACCTAAAAACATCCAAAGAATTGATCCTGCCACCAAAGGCGCTGCTAAGGGCATAGGATTTTCTGGAAAGTCTGTAGGAAACCCTTTTAAGTTTACAGAGGGAGGCCGTTTGGTTGGAGGACAAAAAAAATTAGACAAAAATAATGATGGCAAAATTAGTGGACAAGATTTTAAATTATTAAGATCATCTAAAGGAATGAGGCGTGGTGGTAAAGTTATCAGAATGAGAGGTGGTGGAGCCGCAACTAGAGGTACGAATTTTAATAGAGGTTACTAATTGTCGAGACTTATATGTAACCTGCCTGCAATAAATTTGTGGGTCAGGAAGGAATATCTTAGAGATCATCAAGATGGTCATGGTGAGTTTGTAAAAGGTGTTTGGATATCTTGTAAATCATTACCGGGTAGAGCCTTTTACTTTGAAACATATTTGCCAGAATACGGTGCAATGTTTGATAAGTTACCTATAAGTGCTTTCGTTAGCGAACCTAAAACACCTAACCCTGACTTGCCTTTATATAATTTACAGTTTTGGAATTGTATGGATTACAATGTAACCTGTATACAAAAACAGTTTATAGGATCTATGAGTTATGAAGTCTATACAAGAGATGCAGGATCAGTGAAAGGATCTTATGTGGCAACACTTGATAATTATCATGGTGACATAGATACAGTTGACTTTAGTACTAGCGAAACGCCAGAAGAACACAAGTCACATAATATAATAGAATTAGAGAATGGTCAGTATTGTTTGTACCCAAACAACAGAACTAGAATATATGATAATAGCTTGACACCCGCAGAGCCATTAACACCTGATTTTAAAGTTAGCACACATTATTATCAGGTTGAAAACGAGAATAAATTAGAGAGATTTGGAGATAGCGAAGAATATTTCTATAAATCAAAGAAAGAGAAGTAATGCCTTATTCAGTTGGTAAATATGCGTATGGTATATGTGATAAGACAGGATTTAGATATCCGCTTAGGGAACTGATACCAGAGATTAGAAATGGTGCCAAAACCGGTATGATGGTCGGCTATGATGTTGTTGACCCAGATCATCCACAAAATCATTTAGGTAAATTTAAAACTGATGACACTCAGTCATTATTAAATGCAAGACCAGATAGAATAGAACCTGCAACAGAGAGGTTATTATTAGTTGATCCATTTACCACAGCCGCTGCAGATAGTGGTAGCACAGTTGTAACGGTGACAGAAAAGGATCACGGAAGATCTACATCAGATACAGTAAGATTTAGAAACTGCTTGGGTTTTGATGGATTAACAGCAGCTAACTTTAACTTAGCTACAGGATATGCTATAACTAAATTAACAGATGATACATATACTATTACTGTTGCCGCAGAATCTACCTCTGGATCAATTACAGGTGGTGGGGTATTTGCCACAGTAGGACCAGTTACTTTGGAGGCTTAGATGAGCTTTACATTTGCGCAATTAAAAACAGCAATACAGGATTATACTGATAATTCAGAAACATCCTTTGTAAATCATCTATCTGACTTCATAAAAGCAGCAGAAGAGAGAATATTTAAGAATGTTGATTTAGAAATATTCAGAAAGAATGTTACATCAACATTAACATCAAGTGACAAGTTTTTAACAATACCATCAGATTATTTAGCATCTTTTTCATTTCAAATTACTACAGCAGGTAGTGAGTCATTCCTTTTACAAAAAGATGTAAACTTCATACAAGAAGCATATGATGCTTCATCTTCCACAGCAAAGCCAAGATTTTACGCACAGTTTGATGCAAATAATTTTATTCTTGGACCTACCCCAAACTCCAATTATGCAATAGAATTACATTACTACTATAGACCTGACAGCTTAACTGCTGGTGCAGATAGTGGCACAACATGGTTAAGCACTAATGCACCGTTTGCATTATTGTTTGGATCGTTAGTAGATGCTTATATTTTTATGAAGGGTGAGCCTGATTTGATACAACAATATGAGAAAAGGTTTATGGATCAATTAACAAGACTTAAAGATTACGGAGAGGCAAGAGAAAATACTGATGCTTACTCTGAGGGTCTACCAAGAGCGCAGAGAACATAGGAGTAAAACATGGCAACAGCAAACGCAGCAACCACCTTTTTAGAGAATAGGATTTTAAGTTTTATCTTTAAAAACAACGCAGCATCATTTAGCACACCCGGTGATGGTATATATGTTGGTCTGGCAACGGCAGTGTCTAACTTTAACGATTCAACTGGTGAGTCTGGTGACCCTACTATATCAGAAGCTAATTTTACTAACTATGCAAGGCAACAAGTTGCCGCTGCTAATTGGACTCTTACGGCAGAATCTGCTGACACTCAAACATGTAAAAATACAAATGCTATAGAATTTCCAGCATCTGGCGGAACAAATAATACAATTACACATGTTTTTATAACAACAGCAGCCACTGCTAGTTTAGATGTAGTTGGATCTGGTGGTAACGTATTATTTATAGGTGCATTAGATGCAAGTAAAGCGATAGCTAGTGGCGATATATTTAGAATTAACGCAACAAACTTAACAATAGAGTTGAAGTAATGGCTTTAGTATTAAACGACAGGGTAAAAGAAACCACAACCACAACTGGTACCGGCACACTTACATTGGCTGGTGCGGTTACTGGTTTTGAAACTTTTGGTTCTGGTGTTGGTAATTCTAATACAACATACTATGCAGTTACACTACCCGGTACATCAGAGTTTGAGGTAGGATTAGGTACACTAAATGGTGATTCATCTACTTTAGCTAGAACAACAGTAATAAGTAGTTCTAATAGTGATAATGCAGTTAACTTTAGCTCTGGTACTAAAACTATATTCTGTACAATACCTGCATCTAAGTCAGTATTTTTAGATGCGAGTGGTAACGCATCAGTTGGTGCAGATCTATCTGTAGGAGATGATCTTACAGTTGAAGGTGGTGTTATAGATTTTAAGACAAATAGTGGTTCACCTTCTCAGTTAAAATTTTACTGTGAGTCTGGTAATGCTCACGCTCAAACCTTAACTGCTCAACCACATAGTCAAGCAGCATCAAATACTTTGACATTGCCGGGTGGCAGTACAATAGGAAACTCTAATGCAACTCTTGTTTCTGATACAGGTACACAAACATTAACAAATAAAAGTCTGACTGCCCCTACTATAACTGGCACAGCAGTCATGGCAGATTTAGATATATCTGGTGATGTAGATGTAGATGGCACATTAGAAGCAGATGCGATCACAGTTAACGGAACCGCATTAAACACAGTTATTGCAGGTGTAACAGTTACAAATGCAACTAATGCAACCAACTCATCTCATGTATTAGTTACAGACAATGAAAGCACTAACGAAGAAAATTTAATTACATTTGTTGAAGATGCTACATCTAGCACTGGTAATGTAGGCTTAGAGATGGATGGTAACTTAACTTACAATCCAAGCACTGGCACAGTTACAGCCACGATATTTAAAGGTAATATAGATGCAGTTGATGGTGACTTTGATGGCACATTAGAAGCAGATGCTATTACATTAAATGGAACAGCAATTACAACGACTGCCACTTTATCAACTGGTATATCTAATGGTAATGTATTAGTTGCAACAAGCGGTATAGCAGATAATGATTTTTTAAGAGTTGATGGTACAAGTATAGAGGGTAGAAGTGCCTCTGACGTATTATCTG